CTATGAGGGGGCGGCGGACGAGTTTAAGAAATGGACGCTGGCTGGTGGACGAGAGTTGCCGGGGCTGGTGACTCGCAGGCATGATGAGAGAGCGTTGTACCTAATGGAGACACCATGAAGCTTTCGCTCCCCTCCAGGACGCTGCCCGATGGCAGCATCGAGCCCGCGCATGAGGTTGAGGCGGTTTGCGCTCATTGCGGATATGATCTCGATGAAGCAGAGCTTGCTGCGGATTCGTGTTCCGATTGCCTTGAGCCGTTGAACTTGAAGCGTTCAGTCGCGATCCAGATCACTACCGTCCCGGCCGCGTCCGGGGCGACCATGTAGGAGGCCCCATGGCCACCGTCAAGAAGGACGCCATTGCGAGCGGGATCAAGCAGGCCTATGCCAAGGGCCTGAAGGCGTGTCCGACTGCGACGGTGGACATTCACATCAACCTCAAGAACCGCAATCACGCGATCAAGGAATACGGCTACGGGCCCTTGAACCCTGAGTCGGAGTCACGCGTCTTCTGGCAGAAGAAAGCGGACATGTGGGACACGACGGTGCGAGAGGCAAAGAAGGCGCGTTGCGGCAACTGTGGCGCGTTCATCCAGACCGCACAGATGCTCAAGTGCATCGCAGATGGCATCGAGAGTGAGCCGGAGGAGCATGAGAGCTATGCGGACGACGTGATCGCCGCCGCGAACCTTGGCTACTGCGAGCTGTTCCATTTCAAGTGCGCCGGTGACCGCACGTGTGACGCGTGGTTGGTGGGTGGCCCCATCACTTAGGACATGACATGCCGCTCTTACGACTGTTTCTGAAGCCTGGGATCGACAAGCAGAACACCGAGTACGGTGCAGAGGGCGGCTGGGTTGATTGTGACTACGTGCGCTTTCGGTACGGCTTGCCGGAGAAGATGGGCGGTTGGACCAACTTCAACAACACCGAGGCCTACTTCATTGGGTACACCAGCGAGGTTTTTACATGGACCGCGCTGGATGGGTCGCCACGCGCGGCGCTTGGAACCAACCGCAAGATCTACGTTTTCTATGGTGGCACGTGGGCCGATATTACCCCCATTCGACACACGAGCACGGGGGTGACGTTTGACACCACCAGTGGCAGTACCAACGTCGTGGTGAACGATGTTGGGCACGGAGCCATTACTGGCGACTTTGTGACCTTTTCCAGCGTCACCGGGAACCCTGGCGGGATTACCAACGCAAGTTTGACCAACGAGTTTCAGATTGTTGAAGTCTTAAGCTCCAGCACTTATCGGATCACCTCGCCCGCGCAAGCCAGCAGCACAGCCACCGGAGCGGGAACGGCAAATGCTGCATACCAGATCAATGTCGGCTCAGATAAAGGTTACGTAGACTTTGGCTGGGGCACGGGCACGTGGGGATTCTTTACATGGAACACGCCACGTCCTCCGTCTGCCGGGTTGCAGCTCAACCCGCGTGTCTGGCAATTTGACACCTACGGTGAGAACCTGATTGCGCAGGCCCTTGACGGGGGCATCTATGAATGGCTGCCAAGCGGGGGCCTTGGCACGCGGGCCGTGGCCATTTCTGGTGCGCCTACGAAAAGCAAGTACGCGCTGGTGTCCACGCCGGATAGGCACTTGGTGTGCTTTGGGACCGAGAGCACGATCGGCACGCCGAGCACGCAGGATCCGATGTTCGTGCGGTTTTCAAACCAAGAGGACATCAACACCTTTGTGGCGACGGCCACGAACACGGCCGGTGGCCAGCGCCTGACTGACGGCAACACCATCATCACGGCTGTCCGTTCACGGGGTCAGATTTTGATCTGGACGGACACATCGCTTCATGGCCAGCAGTATCTCGGTCCGCCCTACACCTTCGGCTTCCAGCAGTTGGGGGCCAACTGTGGGTGCATCGGGCCGCATGCGGCGGCGGACGTAAACGGTGTGGCGTATTGGATGGGCCGTGATGCGTTCTTCATGTTTGATGGCACGGTCAAGAAGATTCCCTGCACCGTACAAGACTACGTGTTCAAGGACATCAACCTCATCCAGAGCTTTCAGGTTCATGTCGGCATCAACACGCAGTTCAACGAAGTGACGTGGTGGTATTGCTCGTTTACGAGCGATTACGTTGACCGCTTCGTAAGTTACAACTACATGGAAAACGTCTGGTCTATCGGCACGATGCCTCGCACGTCTTGGGTGGACATGAACACGTTTGCCAAGCCGATTGCTTGCACTTACTCCGTGGATTCCACGCAAACCCCGACATACGGAAACACGATCTACGGCTTAACTGCCGGCCGCACGCGTCTGTACAACCAAGAAGACGGAGTCAATGCCGTAAACGACCCGATTGAAGCGTACATCGTCTCAGGCTACTTTGACATCGGCGACGGCGACGACATGTTGCTCATGAGCCGATTTATCCCGGACTTTAAAAATCAGGTGAACAACCTGACGGTCCGACTGCTGCTGCGGGCCTTCCCGCAAGCCAGCGCCAGCCCCAGTTCGCTTGATCCGTACGTCATCACACCCACCACACAGAAAGTGGACACGCGGGCGCGGGGGCGACAGATCCAGCTTCGCATTGAAAGCGATGAACTGGGCAGCAACTGGCGCTTTGGCACGATGCGGGTTGACATACAAAAAGACGGCTTGCGATGAGCAAGATCAACAACGTCCGCCTGCCCAACGCGGCTCCACGGGAGTACAGCGCAGAGCAGTTCAACCAGCTCATACGTTCGCTCGAGCAGGTCGTCTTTCAGCTCAACAACACCTACACCCCTGTTGTCAGCGACAACATCGCGGCGGCCGCCACGTGGTCCGCGAACCGTGGTGCAGGCGGCGGGTTTGCTGGCGGGGTGCGCGGGTTCCAGCTTTCCAACGGCATCATCCTGCCGTACGCGATGTTGATGTCCGAGTTGGACCAAGACCTCACCAGCACGACCACAGAAGAGCTTTTGACTTACGACATGGTCGCCGCTGCCAATGGCATCCGCGTGGTGGACAACAGTAAGATCTATGTCCCGTGCTCGGGGCAGTACCTTGTGACCTTCAGGCTACAGGTCTCCAACCGCAGCAACGCCACCCAAGAAGTAGAAATTTGGGCCAAAGACACAGGCGTTAATTTTCCGGACAGTCGAACGCGCTTTGACATCGCCGCCCGCAAGGACGCCACTACCTGGTCTCATGTGGTTCCAACGGTCACAGGCATCTTCACGGTTAGTGACCCAAGCGTCAATTATCTGGAGATCGCGTGGTGGGCGAGCAGCACAGACGTGTTCTTGGAGCACTATGGGGCGGACACCACACCAACACGCCCGGCCATCTCCTCGGTGATTCTCACCATCAACTTCATATCGGCGATGTGACATGGCCAACAAGTATCTGCGCAAATACCTCACGCCTTCTGCCGCCACGGAGACGACGCTCTACACCGTACCGGCAGCAAACGCGGCCATCATGTCGTCATTGCGGGTGACCAACGAGAACGCCAGCGTCACCAGTTTGACGATTGCCGTCTATCCTGGCGGAGGCGGCACCAACTACAAGCTTTTGAAGACTTATGCGCTGCCCACCATGCAGACCATGGATGCGTTGTCGGGGGTTTCGTGCATTTTGGAAGCTGGCGATGTCTTGAAGGTGACCTCAAGCGTTGCAGACGTCGATTTCTGGCTTTCCTACTTGGAAATTGACCGGACTTGACAGTGGACAGGGCCCTATGACCTATCGGATAATCTCAGCCAATCTCGCGTCCTTTCCCGGCGCGCGGCCCTCGCTAGGGCTATTGGCCAGTCAAGGAAAGGAACATCATGGAAAATGAAGGGATCATGGCGCTCCCGATGCCGGGGCCCGAGGAACGCGGATCACGGGCCGAGCGGCCGACCGTAACGAGCACTGACTCTTACGATGCCGCGCTGACGGCGCTTGGCATGGCCAATCCTGATGCATTGGCGGGGCTCCAAGGGGAGCTCGGCCAGTCCTTGGCCGACATTGAAATTGCCCCGGAGGAACTCAGCCTCATCATCCAGATGTTTGAGGAGCTGATCAACAATCCTCGCCGCTACAAAGAGCTTCGCGCTCAATTGATTCAGCAAGGCGTTGTGGATGCCGAGGACCTGCCCGAAGAGTACGACCTCGAGATCCTGAGCGCCTCGCTTGCCGTCTTGAACGAGCTAAAGCTTTCGCAGATCCGTGGTGCACAGGCCCCGATGGCGATGAGCCCTGTCATGCAGGAGCCTGCCCCTCCCCCGATGCAGATGGCCGAGGGCGGCTTGGCCGACATGGCGCAGTACCTTGCGTCCAAAGGCCGCCGTGGCGACACGATGCTCGCGCACATCACGCCGGAAGAGGCGGAGATGCTCAAAGGCATGGGCGGCTCGGGGACGATCAACCCCGACACAGGGCTGCCTGAGTTCTTTTTGAAGAAGGCCTGGAACAGACTTACTGGAGCTGTAACCAGCGTCGTCAAATCCGTCGTCAACGTAGCCAAGAAGGTGCTTGAAAACCCTGTTGGGCGGGTACTGGCGACAGTCGGATTGGCCATGGTCCTCGGACCTACGGCCTTGGGCGCGACACTTGGCTCGGCAGGCACAGCGGCTTTGTCCGCCGGTGCAGTGACGTTGGCG